TCAACTGTAGCTGCTCCGGTTAGGTTGATTCTGATTTGGAATTCTGATCCTTCCACCGCTGGGATGCCTGCCAAGTCATTGCACTCGCTTGGGTCAGGCGTGTTGAACTTGTAGCGTTTGTAGCGATTACCTCCCCGTTGTGGAAAGCATTCAGTTACTTTTGGAGAGCATGGATCACACCCAAATGTCGTAGGAACTTTCAGTTCTGACCAACATGGATTACTATCTGCGCGGAACTCGGCTGAACTATTCACTTCACCCTTAATCTCACTCATCCACATTTCGCCACCAGTAATCTTTTTGCGGAGGAACTTGTTTGTAGCCCCGCTTCGGTTGAAGTCATACCTGCCAGTTGTGAAGAAGGATTCAATCTGCCTAGTTCCATTCGGGCCGTAGTCATCGCCTTGGGCTATGGTGAATTCGTATAGGCGGTTCTTGTTATCTTTGTCGAACGAAAACCCAAATCCGCGTTTCTCGCCTTGGATCAATGCAGTCAGGAGTTGAGTTGGTCTGATGCCTGTCCAGATACCATTCCAACGGAATGATAGTTGTGCGTCCGGTGCAGGAGTTGATGATTGGTCAAGGTCGAGAACTACCATTCCACGATGATACCTGTTCAGTCCCTCTACGCCTTCTGCTCGGTAAGTCTGTGGCGAGACAGTATTGATGAGGTAGTTGTTGAAGAAGATAGTAGAAGCGAATTGCTTCATCCACGGGGTATCATTTGATACCCACTTGTTCACGTCTCTCGATAGTTTGCGGAGGGAGAAGTATCTATTGAACTCGGACTGGGTATTGGAATAGAACGCCCAGCCATCGTGCGAGCGGAACCAAAGCTCACTATTAACTAGAGCTAGATACGGGCTAGTGCATCCGCGCCCAAGGAGTGAGATGCGCTGGATGTTTGATGTGTTCCACTGTGACCTTGGTAGAGAGACATCCATTGAGAATGCTCCGTTTCCTGTAAGGACTACTAGCTGACCTTGGCCGCGAAGGTTGTATCCAAGCTCTGGCATCGCCTTCATCCCTGTGATATTCCCCATCATGGCTGGAGTCGAGAACGCCCCGCCCTCTGCCCAGTATCCTATCTCCGTGAAGTTTTCGGTATTCTTGGTATCGGTGAACCCGCCACCATAGATGATGTCAGAAGCGTAGATTTGGTTGAACCTGTCAGAAACAAAGACTCGCCCGAAGGCATACTCCATGATCGTTCCAATCGGCATCTTTGCCAAGTATGGGTTCAGTCGGTAGGCAGGTAGCTTGACTGTGCCTGTCCCAGTTCCTCTTTGAGTGTCTGTGATGACTGCTGTGAACTTAACTCCGACTGTATTGGATGGTGCGCCGATCAAAGTAAAGTTTGTATTTGTAACCCCATCTCCAAGCGAAACAATCTCGCAGTAGTCTCCGTTCTGGATTTCACTTGCAGTCAGCGTTCCTAATACTCCGTCCCATGCTATGGCATTTTGGTAGCCGTTTTGGATATACGCCCGATCTTCAGCTTGAACGAAGAATGTGTGCATCATGCCCGGATCGTTACCTTCGATAATCTTGTAGGCAAATGCGCGATTGTTTACGATCTTGAGGAAGTAGATAATCCCAGATACCGATAGCAAGATACCATCGCTCGTTCTCAAGTTAGTTGCGCGATATGGATACGCACCTTGGAAGCTACCTCCAAGAATATCGTTAACGATAGTCGCGGCTTCTCCGTCTCCAGCGAGAATCGGGATGTTCCGAATGCTTGGTCTTGTCCGGTTAATGCCGCCTCGGAATGTCCTATTTACCGACTCTGATACTACAGACTCTGGTAAATACGATGGGTGAGTATCTGCGTCTTGCGCGATGATACTTGTGAATCCATCAAAGACTGATCCTTCTGCTGGCATTATGCGATGGCACTCTTGAATACGATGAATCGTAAGACCAATGCTTCAGACAAACTTCCTCCCGTGAGATTTCGTATAACGATGCTTGCATTGCCACCCCCCGGAGTTACTGCAAAATTGTATGATCCCGGCGTTCCTCCAGTGACATGACTCACAACAACAATATCATTATTTTCAATAACCGAATTGATGAGGTTGAATATCACATTAGTATTAGCCGCAAGTGCTGCGTTATCGGTTATGATTTGTCCAGCGGGACGATTCAGAGTAACAGAGTTTGTCTTTGATCCTGCGCCTTGAGTAACCGATCCACCAGAGGTATATCCAATCTTGGATGAGTTACCAGTAGCGAAGATCGTTCCATTTACAACAAGCCCTCCAGACCCAACAGATGTAAATCCAGTTGATGTATCATTTAAATATACATTTGAAGTAGTTTTGCCACCGCGAATATATGTATGCTCATCAACTGAATTGTGGAAAAAACTGGTTTCTGTTGAGCCTGCAAATTCAGCGGAACCAAAAAGATTTGCTCCTTTTATTACAGAAAATCTTGCATTTGGAGTTCCTGTTGCAATTCCAACACTTCCTGTTCCCGGATCAATAATTATATTTCCATTATTACTTGTTGAAATAAATCCACCAGTTCCGTTTGTTCCAAGTCGAATGTCATTATCGTCTGGATTAGGTGATTTTAAATCAATAAAAGCAGTTCCTACTCCACCTACTTCTATGCCAGCGGGGCCGCTTGGATTATACACATCAAGCACTTTACAAGCTATGCTTCCACTTGTAGTCAATGGTTGGCTACCAAGATCAACTGGGCCAGCTTGAAGAATGTTATTTACACTTGGAACAAACTCAACTTTACCAGTAGAGTCTTTTCCAAGAACAGTATTGTTAGCTCCGTTTGTCCAAGTCAGATTGTTAGCACCATCAGTCTTCAAGACTTGTTGGGCAACTGGACTTTGAATCGTCTTCTGACAAGCAGCAGAGTCTTCTACTACCAATCGTTTTCCATTTGCAGTTGTTTCGAGTGGTTCACACAACAACGGAAAGTTCGTGTCGCATGGTGGGCATGGTGTGCAGTAACTCATACTTGTGGGTGTTCTGTTGCTTCTCTGCGAGCGTCGAATTCCAACGCCTGCTGTTCTTTGATCTGTTGATTGATGTGTTGAATCAGCGGGGTTGCAATGCGGAACGGAAGTTCCACCAATGCTGCGTTCAATACTTGTAATTGCTGTTCGTTGAATTCAATTTTCATAGATTTGCTAAAATAAACATTGTTAACTCTTCATATCTTATTCCGTATATATTTCCTGCTTCTTGATATTTTTGTAAAATATCTCCATTATCGTTTTTGATTTCTTTTTGTTCTTCAAACTCATCATAACAAAATAAACCATATTCTTCTGCATTTAAGTTTTCTGATTCAAAAATTTCTTTTACTTCTTGAGCTATAATTCCAAAGTGCCATCTTGCTTTTTCTGTTCCCTTTTTTTGCACTGCTTTATTAAATTTAAATTTACAAATTATTTTTTTAAGTTTTATTGCAACATTTTTTTCACTATCAGATAGTTGTAATATTTCTTGTTTTTCCCTTAAGTCTGATGTTCCAATAGTTGAAGTTTGAGCAAAAATATTTGCCCATCTAAAAATTGAATCACCTAAATTATATACATTATCTTGTGATGGCCTAAAAGTATTGGATGATATATTTACAAATTGTCCGTTTAGAAATAAGTTTCCTGTATTTATGAATAGATTTCCACTTCCAGCAACAGATGCTCCCGATCCAATTGGAGTAATTATTCTTGAATCGTAATCAGATAATCCCGATGACCGAAAATCAATAACGCAATTTTGCGCGGTTGCGTTATTTGGGTTGAATTTTATTTGTGGAACATTTCCAAATAATGAAATGGAACTACTCCCAGTTTCTGATGCAATAATTACAGCTTCATTGCTAAATGAAGGATTTGATTTATTACTAGCATTGTCTTCAATATTTTTTGTTAAGTCCGTATAATAATTTATTCCTACTGCCCCATCAGAACATGAAGAATCAATCAAAATTCCTATATCTCCGACATAAGAACTTCCATTAAAATAATTTCCATATATTGAGTATTTGTCTATATTTTGTAGATTAATAGTATTTATTATGGTTGCGAATGAGTTAAATATATTTGAACAAATAATTAAATCTAACGAATCTTTAATTTTTATTAGGTTTGTAGATCCATTTCCACTCCATATTGTGTTACCATGAAGTATAAATCTTGTTGTGTCTTCCAAATATATTGTATTAAAATCTCCATTTCTAGGAATGCTTCTGACAATATTGCAATTTTGCAATGCAACATCAGTAACATTGATGAATGTAGCCGCTACCTTTGCTGCATTAAGGTGGTAGTTGGAAAATCTTAATGTTGATATTTTGCTTGGGGCAACTATTGATCCATCAACATATAGAGGATAGTCGCAATTCCAAATTTCTGCATTGGTTGCATACACGCCTTCAAGAAATCCATAAATATATAATCCATAGGTGCATGAGGTTATTTTAAGATTATTGAATATAAAATTAAAATTAACAGTATTGCCACTCATTGATATGGCTTTATCTGTTGGATATACTCTGTCAACGCCGCTGCCAGCCTCTCCTCCCCATATTGATATATTGTTAAATGTGCAGAAACGCAAATTGCTTGTTTCTATTCCTTTTTCCCAATATGTAAGCGGGCTTGTTTGATGTATTCCAGAAAATGAAGAAATCTCCAAATCTTCAAACAAAGTTTCTGATTCAATCGCAGTAGAGTTCGATACAGATATTGCCGTCCCGCCCTGCTGATTTGCGCTCAATGTTAATGAGCAAATTCCAAATGTATTAAGTTGGCTGAAACTTGCAGCATTTACAATGATTCCAGAATTGTTGTTAAATATTAAATTAGTTACTCCCTTTCCTTCTCCTCTAATTAATATATTAAAAGAATTATTAATTGTAATGTTGCTTGTTATACTATATCTACCAGAAGGAATTTTAACTAAAGAATATCCAGTGCTTTGAGCATAGTTAAATGCATTTTGAATTGCAGCAGTATCGTCCGCAACCCCATTACCCACCGCGCCGAAATCTTTCACATTCACTACATCAGCAAACCGATTAGCCAACGTCCTTGCTGTAGTCGATCCAGTTGCCGTCACGCTGGAGCTATTCATTGCCCCTACAAAGCTGTTTGCCGTCACTACGCCAGCGTTGCTCACAGTCATTTGGTCAACGCCACCTACGCCGATGATTGCCTGTGTTCCGTCTACTGATGCTTTAATGTTTGCGCTCATAAATTGTTATTCTGGAATAAGCCAAGAAATGTTATCCAATCCAATCCATACAATTGATGTTGGAAATTGACTTGGAGTATTTAAAAAATCTGCTTTTATTTCTCCTGTTTGAGATATTGTTAGATAGATTGGATATGTTGTAGTCGAACTATATCCTAATGTAATATAGTATTTAGCTGCAAATGGAGCAATCGCAGCGGGGATTGTTCCAATAACTTCTTTCCCAGTCCAAGGAGTAGGTGGCACAGCAAGTCTTCCATACAATTGCGCCCTACCAGATTGAACCCTAATTGCGGAAGTTGAAAAATAATCAGACCAACCATTAGATAATGTTATATCGGATAAAACTCCAGATACATACAAGTCACCAACATAACTTCCAATAGTTGCTACAGCTCTATTGCCTGAATCAGGAACAATATTTATTCCAGACCTAACAGAAATATCTCCTCCTACAATTGAAAATAGTTGGTCAAAACTAAACCTGCCTGCCAAATCAACATTTGTAAGATTGTTTACACCAGTCAATGACGAGGCAGTTACATTTGTAAAGTTTAACCCAAGGCAGTCAGACCATACTTTAATACTATTTCCAGAAACAGTATCAGATATATTTACATTTGATATAAGTCCATTGCTTCCTGCACCGAATGACTCAAATCCAAAAATTTTACAATTTGTTATTGAGCCGTTGGATATTTCGTAATTTGAAATTACATTGGTTGGCGTTGACCTTGGGTTACACAAAACTTTAAATCCAGTAGGAAATCCATCTACATAGAAATTTGATACAGCAACATCACGCATTGGCGCGGTTGCCGCATACAAAAGAATCCCCGGCTTGTTTGAAACAGTCGTAAAGTCATCTGCCAAGCAAACAATATTACTAATGCTTGTTGTATTTGCGATAGCATAACTATCACTTTTAATTGTTACTCCAGCTTCAGAGTTAGCATAAGCATATAATCCATCTGCTGTGCAGTTATTTGTTTTGAATACAATTCCCCATTGCCCGTATCTGGCATGAAGGTTTTCAAAACGAGAATCTTTTACACCTTCAAAAAGAAAACAATGTGCTGGAGAAAGCGAATCTTTGCAAAGCGTTATTACATCTCTTACAACAACATCTTTTCTTGTTGATCTTGCTGGATCACGGATTACCAAAGCATCCATTGAATTTCCAGAATTCAAAAGATTGCAAGCATCCAAACCAGAATCTACACCAAGCAATTCAATTTTGATCCTATCACCATTAAGATCAAATGTTCCTTTGATGATTGTTCCTCCAACCAATGCTGTTTTGGTTGAATTGTAACTTGGCATACCCGCACCAATGATAGTTATGTCGCTTCGTGTTTTAGCAAATTTTGCAGTATATGTTCCTGCGTTAAGTTGCAATATTCCACCAGCAGGAAGTGAGTCAATTGCTAAAGATAGATTGTCGTTAAAATCCTTAATATTGAATACATCAGCGAAGCGATTAGCCAATGAGCGAGCGGTTGTGCTACCAGTCGCAATCGCAGTTGAGTTGCTGATATTTCCAAGACCTTGTGGAAAAGATACAACGCCAGCATTACTCACATTCATCACATCCTGCGTAGTTGCTCCAGAATTTCCACGTGCCAGCTTAATCGTGCCGTCTGGTGACGATGGCACTGCCAGAGTGAAGTTCTGCGTTGCTGTCGGTGATTGTCCAACTTGGACTGCGTTTGCTTTGATGAGACTCATACGATTGTATATGTGCTGCCTGATGGCACTGTTAAAGTGACTCCGGGGTTTACTGTGATTGGCCCTGCTGACATTGCGTTGCGGTCTGTAGTAATCGTGTAGTCAGTTACCATTACTTGGTCATTCTCGTAGAATACTCCGAAGGTATTTCCACCAGTTGGTGCCTTACCGCCCGTTGTGCCTCCAGCGGCTTCAACTGCGATACGAGCATAGTAAGCTGCACGATCAGCAATCGCATTCAATGCCGCCTCACTTGGGCCGCACGGATTGCATTTAGAACTTCTGGAATTTCCGCAACTCATAGTTTTATCGTTAACGATAGTTTAGTTTTAGTCAAGTGTTTTCCACAAGTAAATATGGAATTGTCTTTTGGTTGTATCGGTTCATCTCCGAGTAGACTAGATTTATGAACCCATCCCATTGAGGTGGGTAGATCGTCTGACAGCCGAGGCTGCTCGTAGTGCTATATCCTCCTTTGTGGATGTTTATCGCAATCCCCATCGAATCACCTTCACCATCTCGCGTAACAGGGAGTTCTTCTTTTGCGTTAGCAGGTCGTAACGCTGGGTAGCCACCTCCGGGTTTAGAGATACCATGATTGCCTTTACGATAGCGATGCACGCCCGTTTTAAGAACAGCAATGCCTTTCTTGTAAACTGATGGATCAGTATTAGCGTTAAACGTAGCGTGAACGCTTGGTGATAGAAGAATGATCGCATCGTCGTAGACGCTCCTTTGGTTGCCTGACGGCTGAAATGTTTCAGAATAATACCCCCTAATTCCAATTAGAACAACTCTATCTTCTATCCCTGCTCTTATGACCATCGCTAAAGATTTTTCTTTAGATTGTTGAGGTCTTGACTTTGGAATCATCATATATTATTCTTCATTTATGAAGACTTGTTGCAGGTGTAAAACCAAAAAAGAATTGAATGAATTTGTTAAATCCTCCAGATCGAAAGATGGATTTTCTAACAGATGCAAGCATTGCCATAGAATTGCAAGCATTAAATCGTGCAGAGATAATCCAGATGGAAGAAAAGAATCTTACCAGAAATATTACGAAACACATAAACAAGAACATATCAAAAGATGCATTTCTTGGGCTAAAAGAAATCCAAAAAAAGTTAGAGAGATCAAGTTGAGGTGTTTTGAAAATATGACAGAAGATCAGATTGAAAGACTCAATCAGCACAGAAGAAAATCCACAATACAGCAAAAACAAAAATTCCCTGATAAATATAAAGCAAGGAGCAAAGTTAATAATGCTATTGCTAGAAATAAGATTCCCAAGGTTTCCACGTTGCAATGTATAAATTGCGGAAATCAAGCAAAACAATATCACCATCATAAAGGGTATGATGTTGAGAATTGGCTTGCCGTTGTCCCTATGTGTATTCCTTGCCATTCTTCAGCTAAATAAATGTCATTTTCCTTTGCGGATAACGTTGATGAGTCCTACGAGTCCTAGCCCCGCGACGATGATGGACTCTTGAAGTTCTGGTTCCAGCTTCACTCCTACCGCCGTAGCGATTAGGATGATGCCGCGCCATGTGCTATTCTCTGATAGCCGTTCTAATAGTATATTTACGATTTTCATTTTTTAGTTCCTCTTGGTTCTGGTAGTTCGTATGTGAACCGACCATATTGTGTTTCTAGGGAGACTCCAAGCGTTGTGCATCCGGTTAGGAATGCCAATGCGAGAAAAGCAAACGAGATCAAGATCAGTCCAAGTGCCATTTGTTTTGCGCTCATTTTTTCATTATTTGTTTGGTCATGTAGATGCAGGTTAGCACACCAGCGATTATACTGATGATGCCGCCTGCTACTCTAATAGACGCTTCTATTTCTGGTAGCATACTTACTATAAATCCTGTGGTCGAAATGATCGTTCCAAATATTCCGTGAGTTGTTGTATTATCGTTCATGATATTATCCTACGATGATATAAATTGTATTTGCGTTAGGTGTGACGATTAAATCGTATCCAGCTTGCGTGATTTGAACGATATTAGAAAGTTGAGTCGCGCCCGTAAGCCCAGTAGTGTC